AGAGAATTTTCTACTTTTGATGGTTCTTTCACCGGTGGAAAATTTGGTGGTTTTCAAACCGAGGTTTTTGAAGTCCTTGATGGGCATTTGGGAATTTCTTTCGACAAAATACAATTTTTCTCTATTGTCGGTGACGGTTTAGGCGGCATTACAATAGCAGGAATATTGCATTTCATTCCGAATAACGGAACTCACGACAAGGGAACAACTTCTTTTGTAGGTGCTTTTTTGGGCAAATCACTCAGAGTAGACTATATCACTGACAAAAATTTAGATGCGCCCGGTTTTTATGACGCATTTTTTGGAGGATCTGTTTCTCCAAGTTCTGTGATATATAATAATTTTTTGCAACCCGTTCGCGATGCACCAGAGAATCCTTACACAGAATTTAACTATATATCATCGCCTACACCAAAAAAACAAAATCACTTTTTTGATTCTGTTGGAAAAATAACAGATTATAGAAAGTTCTCCAATAAGACGTCTGGAGAAGGCCAAAGAAAGTTTTCTTTTACAGCCACCAATAGTGCAACTTCAACCTCCGGCGTTAGCTTTCACGTTTCTAACGAGAAAAACAAAGTTGGTTATGCGTTTTCAATGGTAAACGATTTTCTTCCAGCGTTCAGAAACTACCCCGCAAAGGCCGACGCTAACATAAATCTTCTAGACGTACCAAATTCTGTACCCGATCATGCGTACGCATTGGCAACAAAACCATCGCCCGGTGATTTTGAAAAGCTTCTTAAGAAAGAGCAAGAGCTGCAATCACCAATAAAATATTTTGAACAATTAATTGATAAGTACGTATTACCAGAAAAATTTGGCGGCGTTGAGATAGAAGGTGCAGACTGGATCTGCACGAAACCAAAATACGCTATTTTCTGCAAAGATGGTGTTGTTGATAGAAGTCAAAAAAGCGCCTTTATGAACGGTTACAAACAATATCTTAAACAGAAGCAAGATCTCGCAGAAATAGTTTTTTTAAAACAAGGTGAAGTTACAATACAAAGTCTTTCCGGATTTAAAAACGAGCTTATAAAAGAAAAAGATAGCTACGAGAAATTACTAGAATCTGCGAAAAACGATATATACATTAAAAACAGCGAAGGCATTTCAAAAATTGATCAATGGCGATCGCTAGGTAAAAGTTTCGATCTTTTTTATCATATGAACGCTTCTGATGGCACTGCCTGGTCAGATAAAATATTCACCTTGGCCGGCCAGATAGCGGCAAGAGATGCTTACGAGAAAATAGTAACAAAGATAAAAAGCGCCATCAAAAATACAGAGCCGGAAAAGGTTCAAAGACCAAAAGATTGCGTTGAGCCCCCTAAAAAGATCTCTGAAGCAACTGCAGACGCTCCGACCCAAGCGACGTCTCGTGAGCCAGGCAACAATTGTTCTGAAATAAAATTAGCAACACCGGCGGACTTTCAGGCACTGTCAAAAATGATTCCTTACTTTCCTAAAAAGTCAGAGTTTAAAGTATCCGGAGCAATCTCAAAAAACAAAACAAAGATCCACACAGTTCCCGGTTATAAAACAGCAACATTTAAGTACGAAGCAAGAGGAAATAGTGGAAACCTCACCTTTAAAGAGAGCCCGCGGGTTTGGGCTTGTATATCGGATCTTCTAAAAAAGGGAATGGAACAAGCATCTGCGCAATCTAAATATCATCCTTTTGAGATAACGGTCGGCGCGCGAGGGCTAGCCGATCCTAAAACTTCTGGCACAACCGCTTATCGAACTGGAATATCTTTACACAGTTATGGTTTGGCTATTGATATCGATCCTTTTATAACTGGATACAAAAATAACGACGAAGCATTGAACAGTGTGTTCACAGGTGCCTGGACACCTGGCCTTATAGACGTGCACGGCCTGGAGCTGTGGCGCCTCGGAGTTTTTTCACAATCTCCGTCAATTCTAAAAAAGAACGCGTTAGAGGGAGATAACCAACCTAGACTAGCAGAAAATTGGAAGGGTGCTCCTTCACGATATTTTGGCGGCGGTGAATCAAAAGACGGCCGTTTAAGATACGCCAAGATTATGTCTGCGTCAAAAGGCAGCATTATCGTTCCTCCGGCTGCAAATCCAACATTGTGGGCTATAATTTTTTGCGAAGTAACTGGGATGAGATGGGGCAACGGCTTGTTCTTAAGAAGAAGATATAACGGCGGTAAAACTTGGTCCGACGCTGAAAAGAAAAGAATAGATGAAATTTATAAAATAAATAATCTGGTTGATAGAGTTAAAGCAATATCTTGGAAATCTGGAATTGAGGATCATATGCACTTCCATTATTGGGGCGGCGGTTCTATCATAAAGTGGAAAGAAATAGAAAGGGTATCGGAGGAATAAAATATGTCTTTGTATAAAAAAACACGAGACCTTTCCGGCGTGTCTAAAGAAAGAAGAGAAGAGTTTGAAAAACTAACAGAACAACAAAAGTTTGAACAGAAAGTTAGTGGGGTCTTTGGTCAAAAAAGAGTCCAAGCCATGTGTAAAAGGCATGATCTAGAGTCAGAGATTGTACTCGGACGCGGCACGGACAACAACGCTTTTATAATAATTGGAAACGATCGCTTCGGTAAGCCACATGAAGGATATGGAGCTTTAGGCCACACACAGTGTGACGCTATCGACATTGTTGCTGGTTTTGGCGGCCATTCTCCAAAAGAAGTTGATTCAAAAGAACGCGATATTGTTACAAATCCTAATTTTTTTCTAGACTCGGCAAGAGTTTATATTTCTCAAAAAACAGATGTTGACAAAAATTTTGGTATTGCTGAATTTGGTTTAAACCAGGCTGGAGTTAGTGTCCCTGAAGATAAACTAGGCGTCGGCGTCCATGGTGCTAAATCGGCCGTCGCAATAAAAGCTGACAATGTACGATTAATTGGGCGAGAAAGTATAAAACTAGTAACGGGTACTGACGCAAAAAATTCTCAAGGTGGAGATGCTTTGGCGAAAATTGGCATTGAGTTGCTTGCCATGAACGACCCAACGACTTTGCAACCAATTGTTTTGGGTGATAATTTGGAAGTAGCATTAATTACTATAGTGAGAAATATCGAGGATTTAGCTAAAATTATGCATGGATATATAAAATATCAAATGAAATTCAATCATGCTTTACAGCAACACACGCACAATTCTCCATTTTACGGAATCGCTACGTTGCCTTCGACACCATTAATTTCTGCCGGAATAACATGTGACATCGAAACAGCAGCACAAACAGAATTGTCTATCTTAAAGCATATTACGAATCTTCAAGGTTTGGTACATAATTTTCTTACAGATAGTGGAGCAACCTACATTAATAGTCGCTTAAACAAGGTAAACTAAGGAAAACAAACATGGCCAGTTTGCAAGAACTAATAACCGCCTGGAACACAGGTCCTGAAGAACCTCTCAAAGAATTTTATGATGAGGCGTACGGTGGGATTACTGGCGGCTCATACGCAGCGGATGAAGATGGAGATCTCCCGTCTGAAATAATAGCGGCCGCTAAAGACATGGCGACGACTCTTAATCTTATCAGAAATCAGTTTATAACGGCAAGAGTAGTAGAACAAGGCACATTCGGACAAACGGTGTACACCTTATCAGGAGAAGACGAATATTGGCCCCGCCTTCAAAATCCAGATTTAGAAGTTGCCGTTGGCGTAGCTCAGACATTAGCAGCTAGCCTACTGGTTTTACAAGAGAACCCTTTATTTTACCAACCTTACCTTTGGGCCACGGCATTTCAAACCGCTGCAGCTGGCCTTACCGAGCCCCCGGACGACTTGCAGGAGTTAACAGAGGCCGCAATAGCTGGCGCCGCAGTTTTTCTTGAAGCTGCTGGCGTTTCCTTCTCTCAAAAAGCAGAGGCCCCGCCCGCACCAGAAACACAAGGTCTGGGCCCTGCAACGATTATTAGTGACTCTGCACTCGAAGGTTCTTTGCCCTCTAGCGGAAACCAGGCGCATTATATCGGATTTTTGTTGGATGCGGATAAGTCTGATGGTAACCGTGACCAGAAATATTTACCAGTTCGTTTGGCACCAGATTCTTCAGAAGAAGGCCTCTCCATGGGCTGGGCTGATCAAAACTATTCTTTAGTTGACAATTCTGGAAATCTTGTCAAACCAAAAAACAAAGATTCAGATGGGATTGAAATACCACTTGGCTTAGGAATAAAAGTTGTAGAAATTGTTCCAAGCAAAACAGGAATTTGGGTTGGCTTTGTATCTAATGATGCCCGCCTCGCGGACTTGTCGGCAGTAGGTCCGACCCTCTTGCAAGATAGATGGGACGTTATTACCAAGGGTCAAACTAGACTTTTATACACGAAAGCACAATATGTTCGTATTAAAGAAAGCGCTATTGCGACAAATCCGGATCCTTATTTAGCAGAAAGAGCAATGATCGGTGACGATCTTGCGGCGACAACTGCCGGAGTCGAAGGAACTGACCCTATTAGTCCAAAAGACAATCAAAACTGGATTACCTTACGACCAAACGATGCTAGATTAAGCTATTACTCGTTTAATAAGCACAACTTGAAAGTTATAGCACAGGGCGACGAAAGCGCGCTTCTTTACAACCAGAAGACTTTAACAGACTTTCCAACATTAAAATATTCAGAGGGGTATTTCTATTTTATCTTGGGTGAGAAACCAAGAAAGTCCGAAGCTGAACTTATTAATCAAAGCAACAACGACCTAGGGAATGCCCAAGCTGATCTAGAATCAGCTAAAGCCGCTTCAGGAGCCAACACCGCGTCTTCAATTAAAGAAGAAGCCTGGAAAAATCTATTAAGCTATCTTGGCAAAAACACTGAAGGCGGTAATTCGTTTTTATTTCAGAAACTCTATGATGACTATTTTATTGAGGTAACTAAAAAACTAAACACGAACAATAGTAATCCAAATAATCAAAAAGCGCTATATGCGATTCGTGCGTCATATATCGATTCTCTACCAGACGCTCTTCGCGCTTACACAGAGGACTTCTCAAGCGGCTCTCCTTACCTATCCGGTAACACAACAATACTTTCGTTACCCATGGGCGAAATAAAGAAAAGATCGGAATATTTAGCTAACAATGTGTTGAGGCCTATCAAAAACAAGATCGAGTCTTCTAAAAAGACTGTCGAAAATGCAAACGGTACAGATTTTGACATAGACGTCCAGATTCTTTTGATGGAAGACTTGCCTCTTATACTGGGTAGCTTTTTTGGTAGACAGGCTTTCCCATCGTCTATGAACAGAAGTCGTATACATGATTTTGTTTTGGAGGGTATAAACACTACAGATCTAGAACACATCGTACAGATTGGTATTAAAGACAACGCAGAAGTCGGTGGAAATGTTAGAGAAACTGTTTCCTACGTTCTGTTTTCTCCAAATCCTCAAAAACTAAAAGAAGCGGAAAAGCAAGATTCTGATTTATACTATTTAGACCCTTACATAACACAAGAAGAGATGTCAGGACAATCAGAACTTAAAAGAAGCGCTCTGCCTCTTAGAATCGGTCTTCCGTGGCTCCGTAGTGAGTTTGAAGGTGTATATGGTTCCCGCGCACTTCACTTATTACTCTCTTATGACAAGCTTAAATCAAAATTAGATAAATCGACGCTAGACATTCAAAAAGACTGGCCAGAACTAATGAGCAAATTCATGGTACCGCCAGTTAAAATCTACCACTCTAAAGACCCTTCATTGGTGAGTCCTGAAGAACTGGATTGTGATGAAATAATAAAGAAGTTGAACAAAACTGGGCCGAACACGACACTTGAAGAGCGTGAGCTAATGAATAAACTCTACAGCTCCAGTGAGTGCGCCGCAAAATACTTCAATCAATTCAAAAAACCAACTCCCGCGGTAAGCCCGGGCATGACAAAACAAGAACTTGAAAAAAAATCAGAACAAGCAGATGGCAAAGGCGGCAGCGTATTAGATAATCAATATGTAAAATTACTTTATAAAGGATTTTTTAATAGCCTGGACGTACAGGGACTGATGGGTCTGATAATGGCCTGTTTACAACATAAAATAGGAATTCCTATTACGGCAGAAGCTATTTGTGAAAAAATTATTGTAGACCTAATCAAATCTAAGGGCCCGGGCCCCGTTGAAAATGTAATGCTCATGAATGCGCTTCTTACCCCAGAAGCAGAAAGTAGTAAAAAGTATATTGATGAGTATTATAAAGCAAAATATGGTGAACTGCCTCCTTTTGTTTCTGAAAACACGCTTGATACAAACAATCCCGATGAAGTTGCTGCAGTGATCAAGGATGGTATACCGACAACCACAGACAATGCCGGCCCTCCCACTGCTTTAGGAAAAACGTCTTTAGATGTTAGTTACAACGACGCGCCGATTGCCAGCACGATAGCAATGACCGGTAAAGCATCGAGGGCTGTTACTGACAAAATTAAAAACATGGAGAAGGGCGGCGTTTTTATTGAACTTGTTCCCGGTACCCGCCCGGGCGGAATCAAGACCGTAGATATTCCAGGCAGCTCTTTACTACCGGATGAGTTTACCACGACAGCCACGTACACAGAAAGTGAGATCGAAAATGAAAAAAGAAGATTAATGAAAAAAGGTTATTCAGAAACACAAGCCCGGGCTGCCCTGGTTGGTTCTGGATATTTGATTGTTAACCCACAACAATATGAAGCAATCTTAGCAGAAACTTCTTTCTCTTCACCGGCTGATAGATTTTCGCAAGCCTTTAGTATAGGTGCACTCTCCGGTGCCGCCGAGCCTTCTTTGGTAAAAGATCTCCGAGCCACTGTTGGCGAAGCTGAACAATGGCTGCAACAATTAAAAAGCATTGTTGGCTTGACCGGAATTTGTGAACTTATAGTAGGTCAAGTTCTAGACGGCCTACAAGACTTGATAAAAGACCCTGGAGCATTTTTCAATGGAGGCCTCGAAAATTGGGTGGAGGATTTTGTAAACAGCCTAAAGCGGTCATTCTCGTTTAAGGTTCCTACAATGAATTTTCCAGATAGTTTGTCAACAGACAATCATATGGGCAACTACGGAGAACAGCTTCTTAAAACGATAGTGTCTATGATCGCTCAAATGCTAGGGCAAATTGTCAGACTGTTGTTGGTTAATGCTCTCGAACAATGTTTAGAAGAGAACAATGATATCGGAATACTTGGAAAACCGTCTCCGGTCGGCCCTGATATTCCGTTTCCAGTTTTAGAAAGAGCGAATTTGCCACGCTTCGACAACATTGATCCTCCCGACGTTGTTGCTTGGATGAAAGATATCTTGGATAATCTCGCGACGTCGCAGCTTTGTGCTCTTCTCCGAGGCGACGCGACAAAACAAACTCTGAATAACTGTCTGGCAAGAACAAGAGAGTTTTGGCCAGTTGTTTACAAAAACGGTATAGACACGATATACGACATAAGAGTTACTTTTGAGAAAATTGGCCGTGATCTAGATTTAGAAATTTGTGATATTCTTCAATCCCCAGGAGTCGTGGATAACTTATGTGACGCAGTTTTCGATCGAGACGCCCGTTGCCGACAATTACTCGATAAAGGCTTGACAGAAGAAGAGTGTCAAGAACAAATTGACAGAGAAATAGACGATCTTAAGAGCAAGGTCGCCGGCATGACAAGTTTGAGCATGCTTGATATTAACCCTCTCGCTTTATCAACTCCTCCAATTTGTGGTGACGGCGGAAGCTTCGTTATTCCTCCCGGTGTGAAAGACACAATGAACCGGGTAACAGACAACATGTTAACTAATGTGAAAGGTTCTTTGTTAATAGACATGGCCGGCTTAAAGTTTTTCTCTACGCCCCCTAGAGCTTTATTGGCTTTGTCAGACCCAAACGAACTCAAAAAAGCACATCAGATGTTCTTGGACATGGCTGAAAAACCGTACGTTAAGGACTGTTTAGCACTGATTGGTGATCCAACTCATCACTTGAAACATGTAGCAGCAGGCAGCGGCCATCTCCACGAACTGCATCCTGTAACATACAACAAATATTTACATTATGGAAATTTTTCAACTTGGAATATAAGAGGAAGTGACAGTGACAGCAAGATAAACGTCATAGGTGCGGGCGAAACGGAAACCGTTACGCTAACAACTGCAGCAGGCGCAAAAAATTTAGGGGATTTCGAAATTCCCGGTTTCAATGCTTTAACTATAGATATAGAATCAAAATTAGAAGAAATTATCAGAGAAGATCTCCAAGAAGATATTAAGGATTATTGGAAAGCAGCTTCTTCTAACGGGGATAAGCTAAGAAATCCAGACGATTTTTTCAACAAGAGCAAGCTTATGCCTTTACACGCCGGCTTGTTTGGAGACGATGGGGACAGCGATGTTGTTGAGAACCAGGTCGAAAAGTTAACTTCAGTTGCCGGCCAAAGAGCTATGCTTCTCAAAGAGTATCTTAACTCATACCCAAGTTTAGATGAAAGAGTCACGGCCGTTGAGCAAGAGTTTAAAAAAGAGGTTCTACCTCTAATTCTAGACACTCTAAGCATCTCTCCGAAAGATGCTCTTTCATCAGATGAGTTAAAATACTCTTTTCCTCATACATTAAAAAATCAACCCTTTGGCAGTAAAGACAAAATTAAACAATATGGCGCAACTCTAAAGAAAGTATACAGTCTGGACACCAAATTAAAAGAAATCAGCCCGGATCCAAATCGCTGGTATGTAATGCTAAGAAATTATACTGGTGTCGACATATCTCCGTATATTAGTACGCAAGGGCCAAATAAAGACGCCGGCGGCGGACAAAGATTTTTTCCTGAAGATTGGCTAACAAATGCGTATATTAATGGAGAGGACCTTATTGGCGGCGCTTTATTTGATGAAGACAATCCTCAAGCGTTTGTTGAAGCATTTTATAAAAAGATTATTGGTTTGGACCTCAACATTGCCGGTTCGACTCCGGACTCCGCGCCCTCACCCGGAGTTGCCACAGATAAGGCGATTAATAAATTTATCGAGGGTGTCGAGGACGCTCAAGAAGACCTCTTCAACAGTGGGAACATTCATTGGTTAAACTGGCTAAAAATATCACCGGGACTAAGAAATCTTTTAAGACTTGCGATAGAAAGACAAAGAAAAGGAGAAAACGTACTTTTTCAGCTTCCGGGCTTAGAACCCACGACCAACGAGAAAATAGTTGGATTCAAATATAAACGAGTAAATCATAATCTTGCTTTTGCGTTTATGGAACTTACAGTTGCAGAAGCCACTGGTCTGGAAGAAAGCCGGCTAAGAAGTATATTCCCAGCGATGTCGTTTAATCTTTCTAATTCACCAGGCGTTGTGTTTAACATTGATGATAACTATGAGACAGCTGTCGTTAAAAAAGTAAATCCGACCGAGGCTGCGCAGCAAAACCCACAAAGTATTGTTAATAAAAATGATGTGATAGCCTCCGTTATGACAGGGAATACTGCAGACACAGCAGAAGGTTTCTACCCTCACTTCCTTGTATTCCAAAAAACTTTTAGAGATCCAAACAGCCCTTTAAATTCTACTGACCCAGATGTTTTCTCCCTCAATAAAGAGAAAGTAAATCAAGAACTATATGATTTCTTCAACTTTATTCCAACAACAATGCTCCCTGGAATTAAATCAATTTTTCAAATGGAGATTGATTATAACAACTTGCCAGATCAACCAAACTTTAATGCAGAAGCGCTAAAATATGATTTGCCATTTACGGAGATAACAGCGAAATCAGCACCTGGAATCGACGGTCAGGGCAAAGTGGGTGAAATCATGGAAGTTTTTGCCTCTCAAGGTGGAGAACAACTACAAGATTTAGCCGACAGTCTGCAGATTTTACAAACGCCACGCAGTTTAATAAATCAAAATGTTATAACACCTTTAGAACAAAACGAAACATCACAATTAGACGGCTTAAAGAATATATCAAAATTAGTAAAAGCGACAGTGCTTCCTGGTTCAGGATATGATCAGTACAAAGCAATTAAAGAAGACTCTGGTTTAGAACAAGAAATATACAACTTTAATTTTGCAGAGAAACTAAGGCCCGATGTTGCTGCGTTGATAGACGAAATCACGGGCGGAGAAGGGTTACAAGGTGTTTTAAACAAAACAAAAAATGTAGCCACCAACCTAGAAGAGGAAGCTGAAAATTACGATTTTGAAACACTCAATCTAAAATCACAAATTTTTGGTCATTTGTTGATTAACAAATTCAATAATTTATACGAAGAGTTTGATCTCAAGCCAGGTACCACAGCCGGCGGCGCAGTAGCTGATTACGGCACAAACAATCTTTGGAAGAGTCTTGTTACTCACGGGTACCCTGCCTTACAATACGCATATTCTACACAAATGTTTGCTAAATTAAGAGAGTCAAGACTTCAAGAGCGCGGATTTATGAAAAAACTATGGAAGAAAATTCTTAAAAGCCCACTTCATAGTGATTCAGTCGACCCGAGATGCCAGCAGTTGTTTGATCAAATTGGTGCACCATCTGTGCAAGAGTTAGACAAAACCGAAACAGACTTTTTTAACGTGGATGAGGTTAAATCAAAAATAATTGAATTCTATGAAAAATCATTATGCAGCGACGTTTACGAATCAAACCAACAAGGTATAGATTCTACAAGAATCTCTCTTATAGAAGGCATGGTTAAACTCGTTATGAAAATTTACACGTTAGAAATGTGTTTGGCTTCTGTTATTGCGTGGGATAGTTTTGATTTAAACGAGGTCATAAAAGACGATGCGTTTATTTCAATTATCACACAAAATATTTCTGATGATTTTAACCTTGAGTTTATCTCTTTTTATGCGACGGACCTTTTAAGAAAAGAAGAAAGCCTGACTGACATACAATTAGCAAAACTAAGGCTAGGCCTGTCAGGCGCGCGAATGAGCAGCATAGAGTTTTTAATCAAGAAGGAAGCAGAGAGCATTTCAGCGATAGTTAAAAATCTGTTTACAAATAGCTTTCCACTTACAAGCGATTTGACACTTAGTCTAATAAAAAATTCTGATCTAGATCTCACATCTTCTTTCGCGGCTCTCGGATATAACCAAGAAGATTATCCAGCCGCCCAATATAGTGCATTAGCTTCTGAAGGTAACTTAGAGTATGTGATGGACGCAAGAATAAAAGACAATATCTATTCAATGAATTATGGCGACGGCAATATTTTTAATTTTGCTACAGGACATGATCCTGAAAGTAATCCGTCCATGAAAAACTTTGATTTATATGGTTTAAATTTTGATAAAATAGGAAAGCAAAACAAAAACTATTTTCAGTCTCTTCCTATGACTTGGCGCCCGAGTAGTGACAATCCAAGCAATCATAAAACAAAAACAGCCGACGGAGAAACACTAGCCCAAACAGTTAGTTCAGACCAAAAAGACCTTCTTGGTTTTGCCGACGCCTTCACAAAAGAATTTTCTCCTGAGCACACATTGGGTAATGATATTAATAAAGCTTTAGGAAATATAAGCTTCCAGCCATTTGTTCACGTCATCGACTATGGAATAGGCGAAGAAAGAAATTTCACTGTTCGTAGTTACGTTGACAACAAAACCGGGCTAGCTTGTGAAACAGGCACCGAATTTACAGACCATGGTCTTAATGACATAATTGGACACATAGACGACCTATTTGTATATAGAACCGAAGGGATGAACCCGTTCAGGTGTCAGTTTTATTCTCCAGGAAAAGAAAGAGGCGTATACGTTCCACTTTCTGTGTGGAGCCACTTCTTTAATAACGTATTCTTAAAAGAATTTTATGTATTTAGCGAAAATGAACCGGAGCACAAGACGGCGATGCGTTCTCTTTATAATAAATTTGGTCTAGATCCGTTTTTCAAAAAAGTAAGTTTTGGCATGAGGATGGTTTATACAGCCGCCGCTGATGAAATCGCCAGTAACCTACACAACGACTGGCTGCGAGGGCCATCTACCGATACTGAGCACGAGGCCTCGCTAAAAGATCTTAAAACTTTGCACACTCGACGTATGTATTTTACTACGCCAGGAGAAGAAGGTGGATTTAAATTTTATCAAGTAAACGAACAAGAGCTACAAATTCCAATAGTTGAAATTAAAAAAGAAATCAAGTCTCATGAAGGCATGAAGACTATTTCTATTGGCTCCGGAGACGCTTTTCCGATAGAAGAAATGGGCTATTATAGCAGTAAAACTAGTGTTTCTGATGTTGCTGATTTATTAACCAGTGTCAACAAGAAAAACTACGCTCGTAGTTTAATAAGCAACCCGCATCAGTTCTTCTATAAAAACGTTGCGCAAGATTTATTGAGAGAAATTAAAAATTCTGCTGAATTTAAATTAATGTTTGAGTATCTTTTTCCAATGAGAAGGTATATGGCCATGGCTACAATTACTGCTTCAGATGGACTTTCAAGGTTTATTCCGGAGCCTACAACAATTTTAGAAAAAACAAAAGCATCGCTGCAGACAATTATTGATAATATTAACAATTCAACAGATTATAAACAAATGCCAGATGCTGTCGCAAATATGATGGCAGACTTTGCTCTCAGGTCAGAAGCTGGAACGACCGGTAAAGAGTCGGATATGACAAAAGAAATACTAAAAATTCTTTATAGGACACCGCTGCTTATTCTAAAAGGTTTTGTAGAAATAACAGATCCTGCGATTATGACGGCAAAAAGAATTATAGATATTGCGTTTGCAATTCAACAGGCAACTATCGCCGCGGCCAAGCAGGCGTTAGAAGAGACAAAACGCGTCACACAAGCCGGCATCGACGCTGCAAATATGTTGATGCAAAAGCTTGAAATGAATCTCAAAATGGGCTTAGGTCTTGCTGGTTCAACACTAGCGACAATAGATGCCATGGCACAAGGTTTAGACTGGAACAGCGCGCCAGGAGGCGAGCAGATAATATTCTCTGATGCAGTGAAGACTAACTTTGATGGCATTCCTTATGTAGGGGACTGGGATTTTACAATTCCAGAAAATATAAGCAACGAACAACTAAACTGGCTCGAAGCCAACGCCAAAGAAGTTTATGATCAGTGGCAAGACTTTATGACAAGTTATGCGGCTTTAAAAGATATGGCAGATGATTTTGCAGCAGCAGCAGAAAAAGCTTGGCCAGGAAATCCCCAGCCCACCGGAAACTGGGATCCAGCGACTTACGAAAATGTCTCTGTTCCAACAAGCCCGGGCGATTTGGTCTTAGCAAAAAGAACAATCGAAAAAGAAATTGATGTTGTCGTTCGAAAGGCCGAAAACACGATGAAAGATGTGTTCTCTTCTCCGTATTTGCTTCCGGGTATGTGGGCTGCCATGGTGCCTTCTGTTATCCCATTTGGCGGAGGCATTAACCCCTTCCCAATGCCCCTTCCGTTCGTTAGCACGTTCCCCGGGATGATTTATCTTGCGTTACTACTTATAGATGCAGTGGAAGAAAAAATGCATGATGACCAACAATCAAAATTGTCAAACCAGCCACCTAACTGCATAGAACAATTATAGAGGATGAGAAATGAGCGCTTTAGGCCCCAAATTGCCATTATTCAGAGACCAAACAAATGGCAGTTATTCTCTAATTTATTCTCTTGCAGAAGAAATAAAACAAAATTTTAAAAATCTTTTGCTGACATGTCCTGGCGAACGCATGATGAACCCGGATTTTGGGGTGGGGGTTAGAAACTTTCTGTTTTTACCTCGACAACAAATAACATCTGAACTTAGACAGAGAATCGAGGGCCAGGTAGCCAGATACATGCCTTTTATACAGCTCACAAAAATACAGTTTAATAGAGGAATTAATGAAAATATGGCAGATGATCTTAACATCTTGTCAATTTCGATAGAGTACGCCGCACCAAGTTTGGACCTGACGTCAGAACTTTTGGTAAGAGCGGAGGAGATTTAAAAAATATGTCCAAAAAAGATAAAAAACTAATACGTTACACTGACAGAGAGTTTTCTTCGATTAAAGAAAGCCTAGTAAACTATACAAAAAGATATTATCCTGACATTTATAAAGATTTTTCTGAAGCTTCTTTTGGTTCAATGATGCTAGATACGGTCGCGTATGTTGGTGATATGCTTTCGTTTTATCTAGACTACCAAGCCAATGAATCTTTTTTAGACACTGCTATAGAATACAACAATATTTTAAGACTTGGAGAACAAGTTGGTTATAAAAGACCACTTAGATCAAACTCTTTTGGAGTTGTATCTTTGTATGTACTGGCTCCGGTAACTGTTAACGGTTCTTCTCCAGACACAGATTACCTGCCTATTTTAGCCAAAGGCAGTAAGTTTACAACTACTTCCGGCCAAGTGTTTACATTGACAAACGATGTTGACTTCGCAAACCCAGACAATGAAATTGTCGTCGCGACTTCAAATGATCAAACTGGTGCACCAACCGCGTATGCAGTAAAAGCTCTAGGTCGAGTCATCTCCGGAGAACTAAATCAAGAGAACATTTCCGTTGGAGACTTCACGAGGTTTCTTACTGTTACACTTTCAGACCCGAACATAACCGAAGTTGTTTCAATAGTCGACGCCGAAGGCCATGAATATTTTGAGGTTGAATACCTCTCTCAAGACACTATTTTTAAATCTGTTACGAACAAAGACAGAGAAACTAGAAGATATGTTCCTAGTGTCATAACAGCGACAACTGTGCCAAGAAGATACGCTGTTTTTAATAGAAATGGCACTATTAATATTAAATTTGGTTATGGATCAGAAGCTTCGTTAAAGGCCGACAACACAACTCACCCATCAAACGTTATTTTAAAAATGCATGGTAGAGATTACGAAAATGATTTAACGTTAGACCCTTCAAAATTATTAGAAACGGATAAGTTTGGTATTGCCCCGGCGAATACCACGCTTACAGTAACATTTAGAACAAACACCATAGACAACGTTAATGTTTCTGCTCGATCGCTCACGGGAGTTTCTGAGCCGCGGTTTGTTTTTAAAGAATCCGCAACGGTTAATTCCAGAATTTCTTTTGTTAAAGACAGTATAGAAGTTGTTAACGAAGAACCCGTAGTGGGAGATGTGTCTTTGCCCACGACTACTGAATTGAAACAAAGAGTTAATGACGTGTTTGCTTCACAGAACAGAGCAGTGACGGCTAGTGACTACGAAGCGCTCATTTACAGAATGCCTTCAAAATTTGGTAGTGTCAAGAGAGCAAAAATAGTTAGAGACCAGGACTCTTTTAAAAGAAATTTAAATTTGTATCTGTTGTCAGAAGACGCTGACGGTAAATTTATTTCTTCGAATAGTGTGTTAAAAAACAACGTGAAAGTGTGGATAAACGAACATAGAATGATCAATGACACGGTTGACATTTTAGACCCTAGGATCATAAACGTTGGTATTGATTTTGTAGCAGTGGTTGATTATGATCAAGACAAGGTCGAAGCCTTAAATATTGCGATTACAGAAATAGAAAACATGTTCGCAGAAAAACTAGACATTGGACAGCCAATTTATATTACAAAAATTTATGATAAACTAAACAGTCTAGACGAGATTGTTGATGTCACAAACGTGAAGATAATCAATAAGAGCGGCGGAAAATACGCCAGCGAAACTTTAAATTTGAAGCAGTATACATCTGCTGACGGAAGAATTCTTTATGCTCCCGAAAATGTTGTATATGAACTAAAGTATGCCAATATTGATATCAAGGGGACTATTAGATAATGGGAATTAAGAAATATATCGCAAATAAAGACAACACCATAACGAATGCGTTCGGTATAGATTTATCGACCAGGGCCACCGGCTCTAATATGGGCGCAGCAGATATTCTTGAGGTTTTTTCAATTTATGGAAGCCAAACAACTTCGTCTGCAGAATTGTCTCGTGCTTTAATAGAGTTCCCTGTTAGCTCAATAATTTCTGACAGAAGCGCAGGAACAATTCCAGCGTCAGGTAGCGTCAGCTTCTATCTAAGAGTTTTTAATGCGAGACACTCCGAACAATTGCCAGAAAATTTTACAGTAAACGTTATGGCCGTTTCACAATCTTGGCAAGAAGGAACAGGCCTAGACATGGAAACTTATGAAGATAAGACCAAAGAAAATATAGAAGGTTCGAACTGGGTAAACAGGTTGCAAACAACTAGATGGAACAAAGCCGGCGGCGATTACCATTTGTCTTCTTATGTATCCGGCTCAACCATGCCAAACTATACTTTTACTTTTGAGAGCGGAGCTGAAGACATCGAATTAGACGTAACCGAAGCTGTTGAAGAATGGGCCTACGGAAATCAAGAAAATTATGGTTTTGGAATATTTTTAACTTCCAGCCAAGAAGGTTACTTTTCTAATTCTGCTGGCATCGGCCAAGATTCTGGCTCCGTTTTGCACAATACAGAAGGAGCGACGAAAAGCTATTACACAAAAAGATTCTTCTCCAGAAGCAGTGAATTTTTCTTTAAAAAGCCGGTTATTGAAGCCAGATGGGACTCTAGAACAGCTGATGACAGAGGAAACTTTTTTGCCAGCTCTTCTCTTGCACCAGACACAGATAATTTAAACAACCTGTATCTGTATAATTATATTAGAGGTAGATTGATAGATATACCTGCCGCTTCGGAGACTATAAAAGTTAATCTTTTTTCCAGCTCGGCAGACGTACCACTTGGCTTGGCTATCGATGAGGCCACTGCTTCTAGAGTTAGTACTGGAGTTTACAAGGCATCCATAGCATCCGAAGCTACTGGAAGTGATGGCAATATTTTAACAGTTGTCCATGATGTGTGGTCTGGCTCCGTCGGCGGAGAATACAAAACTGGTTCCATCGCAGTCAAATCTTTTAGAGATGACAGCGTTATGGTGGCGGACACCTATTCTCAATATGTCAATAAAATAACAAATCTAAAATCATCATATGCGAAGGACGAACAAGCCAGATTTAGAGTTTTTGCACGTCCACGCAACTTTAGTCCTACAATCTACTCTGTTGCCAGTAAAGATATAGAAAAAACTATAATTGTAAGCGCTTCTTATGAAATACTAAGAATGGTCGATGAAAGAACGGTTATAAACAATTCAACAGGTAGTGCTAATTATCATACTTATTTGTCATATGATAGCGATGGAAATTATTTTGATCTAGATATGTCCTTGTTAGAGCCGGGTTATATGTACGGCATTAAGTTGGCGTATTACTCCTCTGAACAGTGGAGAGAACAGGAAGAAGTGTTTAAATTTAGAGTTGAAGATAACTAATTATATGAATGCGGCGGTTTAATTTATGGGAATTAAAGATCTATTTGATAAAGGTGTTTCGTTAAGCTTTGTTAAAGCAAAAAGTCAGGACGATCTTCATGAAAATGTGGAATCTCCAAGATATGTAACTGCGTATTCGAAACAAAGAAGCAGGCACATACC